AATCACATCATCATTCGTCGAATGTTTGAGGATGGTATTGAGTTTGTTCAGGGTGAAACCCTGGAACAAACAAACCTTGATGAGATGATTTGTTCATATTCCAATCACCAAGCTCATGACTATGAGCCTATTTGGGCTCCATGGGATAGGTTCCACGAGATGGTTGCAGAGACCTGTATGCACTGGTCAAACCACCATTACCAACAGAACCACCGTCATATGGATAACTATATCCCAGGCTTCAACATGATCGTCATGGATATCGATGGCACCTGTTCTCTCGAAGCAGCACACGAGCTGCTGCAAGATTACAAATTCATGACGTACACTTCAAAGAGCCATACAGAAGAGTCTCATCGTTTCAGGATGATCTTCCCGATGCCATACATTCTGAAGCTCAACCGAGAAGATCATGCCACTTTCATGGCAAACTTCCGTGACTGGCTTCCGTTTGAAACTGACGATGGTTCCGAGCAACCCGAGAAAAAGTGGAACACTCACGTCGGTGATTACCACTATAACGATGGAGACCTCATGGATGTCCTACGGTTTATACCAAAGACATCTAAGAACCAGTCCTATCAGGTACAGCGTGAAGCGATCGGTGACATGGATGCGTTAGAACGCTTCTTTGCTGAACGTATGCTTCCGGGCAAACGCAACAACGAGATGTACAAGTTCGCAGCAATGCTTGCTGAGAACGGTATGGACATCATTGGTGTTGAAGCAGCCATCATGAGCTTCAACGCTAAGCTCAAGAATCCATTGGATAATGATGAGATCCGTAACACGATCCTCGTTTCCGTTGGCAAAAAAGTCTTCGGCTTTTGAAGACAATTTAACCCTAGATGATCTGTTTCTTAGGTTAATAAATCCCCTACATTTCTCAACTATTAAAGAGATGTAGGGGCAAAATCATCTTGATATTTAACGTCGATTAGTGCGATCTTTGCAGTCTACCTGCAAAGTGAATCACTACCCGCATCTACAACAAAGGACAAAATATGTCAGATATGAATGAGCAGCTTGTGCTGATCGGAGGCGAGTCCGCTTCAGGCAAATCAGCTTCTCTACGAAACCTCCCAAAACCTGAAAAAGTAGCTTACCTGAACTGCGAGTCAGGCAAGCGCCTTCCCTTCAAAAACGATTTTCAACCTTACACCATCACTGACCCATACCAGGTCCATGAAGCCTTTGATTTTGCTATCGGAAACAATGATGTCGATATAATCATTGTCGATACATTGACCTTCTTGATGGACATGTTTGAGACCCAGTATGTGATCCCATCCACCAACGGTATGCAGGCATGGGGCCATTATCAGCAATTCTTTAAGACGCTGATGCAAGAGAAAGTCGCAAGCTCTGACAAGTCAGTGATCTTCACAGCTCACACACGTCAGGATCTCGACGAGAAATCCATGAGCATGAAGACACAAGTACCCATCAAGGGTGCTTTGAAGAACAACGGTGTCGAAGCCTATTTCTCGACTGTCGTTGCCGCGAAGAGAATGTCTCTGAAAGACCTTGAGCCATACTCATCTGATCTACTGAACATCACAGAACAAGATGAACTGCTTGGATTCAAGCACGTATTCCAAACCCAGTTGACCAAAGAAACCATCGGAGAGCGTATCCGTTCGCCTATGGGTCTTTTCGATCAGCAGCAGACCTTCATGGATAATGATGCCGGTATGCTCCTGAAGCACCTGACGGAATACTACAGCTGATCCCACTCAGCTGTGCCCAACGCAAACTATAACAGGAACACCCAACATGAAAATGTTTCAAAACTTCTCTACCGAAAACCTCGAAGACTCGAAAGATGTCGTCGGTGGTGGTGGCTTCATCAAAGACACTGGCATTTACAAAGGCACAGTAAAACTCGCCTACGCCAAAGACTCTGGCTCTTCAGACGCCAAAGCTGTGGCACTGCACATCGACATCGACGGCACAGAATATCGTGAAGACTTCTGGGTCATCAACAAGAAGGGTGAAAACTTCTACCAAGATAAAAAAGACGCGAAGAAGCATCACCCGCTTCCTGGCTACACATCTATCGATGACCTCTGCCTTCTCACCTGTGAGAAAGGCCTGTCTGACATGGAAGCCGAAGAGAAGACCGTCAAGCTTTACGACTTTGAAGCCAAGAAGGAGCTTCCCACTCAAGTTCCAGTGTTATCTGAACTGATCGACAAAGAGATCACAGTGGCGATCGTTCGCCAGACTGTCGACAAAAACACCAAGCAAGACGACGGATCTTACGTCCCTTCTGGTGAAACACGCGATGAAAACGTCATCGAAAAGTTCTTCCATGAACCAACAAACCTGACTGTTGTTGAAGCTCGTGCTGGTATCGAAGAGCCAGCATTCTACGACAAGTGGAAGACTGCCAACGAAGGCAAACCTCCACGTAACCGGTCCAAAGGCGTCACTGCCGGTGGTGGCTCAGCTGGTCGCTCAGGCGCTCCAGGTGCATCCTCCGCAGGTGGTGCAAAGCCTTCAGGACTCTTTGGTAAGAAGTCAGCTTAAGGATAATACATTGGATTATGTGATCGGCCTTGATCCGGGATTTACCGGTGCCATTGCTTCACTGGAACTATCCACTGGATTGTTGAACGTTGAGGACATGCCAGTCTACCCCAACAAAAAAGGTAGAACTGAGCTTAACTATGGGCTGCTATTTCAATTCCTCACGCCACCCCCTGGATCTCAGGTGATGGCAATATTGGAACAAGTGGCAGCCCGTCCAGGACAAGGTGCTCCTGCAACCTTCAGGTTTGGGCAAGGGTATGGTGCAATCGAGATGGCTCTCGCTGCACATCAGATACCCACCCACTACGTTACGCCAGCTGTTTGGAAGAAATACTTCGGTCTTTCTAAAGACAAAGGCGTGTCTCGTGGACTTGCCACTCAACGATTTCCTGCAAATTCCTCAAGCTTCATCCGCGTCAAAGACGATGGACGAGCTGAGGCAACCCTTATCGCTCAGTACGGCGTGGAGAAGATCCTCGTCGAAGGTATCCTGAGAGACAAGCCCTAACCAACCCAACTCCCAGAAAGGGAAAACTATGAAAATTACACTCGAACAACGTGAGATCCAGGCAGCTCTTGAGGCCTATGTTCAAGACCAGATCCCAATGGTTCAAGGAATGGATTTCGCTATCGAACTCTCTGGCACCACAAACAAAGGCTTTGAAGCTGCACTGACTGTTGCTGGAAAGGCTAACAACTCAGGTCCAGTTGATGAGGCTCCATCCAAACCAGTCAAACGAGCTACGCCGGTTAAAAAGGCTGCCCCATTAGCAGCTGTTGTCGAAGAGCCTGCTTGCGACATCACTTCCAACCCTGAAGCCCGCGGTGAAGGTGAACCCGTGACCGAGGACGTCGAAGACACCGTCGAAGATGAGGCAGAAACTCCGCCTGCTGCTACCGCTCCCAAAAAAGGTGGCCCTGTCTTTCAATTCGCCAAAAAAGGGTAAGATGCCTTGGACTGGATCAAGTCCGTTTTTATAGCATTTGCCTTAGTGGTACTCATGATTTTGTTCAGCTTTCTAGCTGCAATCATGATACCCATCATCTGCTTCTTCATCATAGTAGCGGCGGCCTGGTTTCTCCTTCAGGTCGCCAAAGATGAAGATGAAGAGAAGTGATCCCTTCTAACTGATCGCTTTGGTGCAGGACACGGGTTCACGCCTCGTGTCCTGCTACTCACAAGCAAACCTCATTTCAGAAAGAAACAGCATGACAACCGACGTATCAGCCAAAGAATTCAACCCATCAAACAACGATCTTGTTGCTGAGATTAAAAACAAAGCAAACGAGCTTGCAGAGGTGATTAACCAGTTGCCTCGCAGCCGTCGCCAGTCGATCGCTTTGACGCACATCGAGACCGCCAGCATGTTTGCCGTAAAAGCTGTCTTCTATAACGACGATAACTAGCGCACTGAGGCTTAAATCAATCACTCTTTCAGAGGCGACGGCCCGGTACATGAACGCGCCTAGTGCAGGCTACGAAGGGCTATTCCTGCACCCTAGACACCAAGGCATAAGGTAGAACTCCAATCCTGTTAGGGTGTCAGGGGGTGACTGTCGGGAGAGACCGGCAACCAAATTCAACGTGTAAAGGTAAATTTATGAACAACCGTAAAGCCGAAAAAGTTCTGTCAGAAGTCTCGACCACACATGGTTATGTGATCCGTGAAGAAATTTGGCCAAACATGGGCTTTGAGGATAGCGATATCCCAACAACCATGACGACTTGCTACACCGACGACGGTCACTGGATTGGTGATGAAACTGCTGCAAAGTTTCTATGTGAAGAAAAAGGTATAGCACCTGAACCTACTGAGCCTCGTGAACCTGGT